ATGTACGGGTTGGATACCAACACCGCCGGGAACCCCGGTGCGAGTGCCAATCACGGTACCAACCAGATCAGTATCCGTGACCTACAGCGCAACGACGTGATTACGTGTCAGTTGTGCGCGTTCGCGAAGTTCCCTGATGTGACATATGCCAAAGAAGGCGGTGAAATGGTGTGGACGTTCCATGCCGGTATCGTTGACTTTGTGCTCGGCACCGGACTCGCGGTCGCGTTCTAGCTGGCACAGTCACTGTTTAGGGAGGAGTGACTATGCAAGGTATGAACGGTAGCCCGATGAATGGGTTGATGACCGGCGCGTTTACCGGTCAGGAACTCAGGATCAACGACATCGATTACCGCACCGGCAAGCTCGACGCGTTCCGGCAGTTCCACCTGTTCCGCAAGTTGATGCCACTCTTCAGCGGGATGGGTGAGACAGCGGCGACACAGATCGCTCGCGCGGCAGCGGCTGCGGGAGCACCAGACGAGGTAGTTCAGTGGTCTTCTCTGGGTCCGATTGCCCAGGCAGTGTCCGAGATGTCACAAGCGGACTCCGAGTTTATCATCAAGACATGTCTCGCTGTCTGCACACGAAAAAACCCCACCGGTCAGTGGGTGAGAGTCACCGCCCCCAACGGTGAGTTGATGTTCGAAGACATCGACCTGATGGGTATGCTGCAACTGACGTTCGCGGTGATACAGGATAACCTCGGGGGTTTTTTTCCCGCAAGGCTCCCCAACGATTCGGGTCAAGGGGAGGCCCAACCATCGACCCCGCCGACACAACCGATGGTGAATACTGGGTAATGCGCCCAGTCATAGAGGGGATGTGTCAGTACGAGTCACTGGTGAACGGGGCGTTGGACTTGGCTGACCTTGCGCGGATGAACGAGGCACTTGACGTGCGGAATGAGAACCGCGCCCGTGCGGAAGATGCTATGGCCGCAGAACAGGAACGGAACCGCTAAATGGCCGATACCGTCCTAGAGTCGTTCCTGATCAAGCTTGGTTACCAAGTCGATCAGGCGAGTGCTAAACGCTTCACCACGGCGATCACCGAAGGTACCAGGGGTATCATGGAGTTCGCCGCTGCGTTGACGGCGATGGCGATTGGTGTCGAAGAGGCTGTGCGGCGTACCGCCGCGCAGATGTCGCGGTTACAATTCACCTCGACAATGGCGGGAAGGACCGCCGAAGAACTGCGAAGGATCGGTATCGCTGCCGAAGCGGTCGGTGCCAGTTACGAAGGTGCCATCCAGCAACAGGTAAAGCTCAATCAGGTACTTACTGAAGCACCCTGGATGAAGAGTTTTTTCCGCCAGCAGTTGGCGGGACACTCGGCTGACATCCAAGGTGTCATCGAGCGGTACCATGAACTTTCGTCACAATTTGGTGAGGATAGTAACCAAGTTCGCGCCTTTGCCCGGCTCATGTCGGAAGTGTTCCACATTGACATGAGTCTGGCGGAACAGGAACACCGCAACTGGGGTTTGCGTGAGTACCGGCTGAAAAATCACAACGAACTCGTCAAGATTTACGGTAAGCGGTACGAGGAGTATGCCAAACAGGCGGTTAGACTCACCACTGAGTACGGTAACTTTAGTGAGACTGTTGATTATATGTGGAAGACGGCGATTGGCCGTCTGGACACTTATTTTGCTGATGCTTTCCACTCTATTAATGAATGGTTGAAACAGGCTGGACCGGGTATCCTCGCGTTTCTCGATCAAGTCGAAGCCGGTGTTAAAAAGGCTGTTATTGCGGTTGGTGACTGGTTTGGGGAACTTTATACGAAGGCAAAGGAAGGTGACTGGGAAGGTGTTGGTGAACAAATTGGTAACGCTATTGCTGCCGGTATAAAAAAGGTCCAACAGTGGATTGAGGATGGTTCCGGTAATTTAGAGAAATGGGTGGAGATCGGTGAGAGGATCGGTCAGCAAATCGCTGACGGTATGTCGAAGGCGCTTGAAAGAGAGTTCCCGATCTTGAAGGAGATCGAAGACTGGCTCAATGACATAAATCAGAAGACCCAAGCTGCCGGTAAAGTCACGAAGGAGATGATCGAGGAAAAGGGACCACAAACCCAGTGGTCTGATATGGGCAAGATGCCGTGGTGGGCTTGGGCACTCGGACGTGTCGGTCTTCTTCCCGGTGGTGCCGCTGGATACAAATACGAGAAGGGTGGGATTGTACCGCATTTTCAACAAGGTGGTATAATGCCCGCCGCGTTACACAGTGGTGAAATGGTACTTCCTAAACCGATCAGTCAGGGATTGCAGGACTTTTTCGGTCTTGCTACCGGTAACTCTTGGATACAGAGTATCACTCATTGGTTGACAGGTGACACTTCGTACCAGCCGGTAGTCCAGCTTGCCGACACCGTCTATCAGAAGCTGGTGGACGCTCTGACCGGTGGAGCCGGTGGTATTCCCGGTAGCCCGACCGGCGGTACCAGCGGAACCGGCCCGAACGCGCCAGCTACCGGTGCGCCGAGTGGTACACCAACACCAGCCGGTGGTCCCGATGATTGGTACACGGGTTCTGCTGCGCCGGGTTTTGCCGAAGGTACTGGACAGGGTATCGGTTGGGAAAAGGGCGGTCACAATTTTGGTGGGATCAAAGCGCCGCATGGCGGCTTTCGTACCTATCCAAGTGAGTTTGCCGGTGTCGCCGACACTCTTAGGTTACTACAAGTATACGGTAACAGTGGTTACAACACTCTCGCCAAGATTTACAATCGTTGGGCACCAGCGAGTGACAAAAACAATACCAACTTACTGATCCAGCGTGCAGCGGAGTGGATGGGTGTCGGCCCGAACGACGCCATCAATTTCAATGATCCCGATGTAATGGCCAAGCTCGCCATCGCGATGAACCGTAACGAGTTTGGTGGCAAGCAACAGGTACCGACAGATAAAGTGCAAGAGTACACCAAACGGTTTTTCTCTGGTGAGGGACCAAACGGACCCCGTGGGGCTGGCGGTCCTCCGACCGGTAACACTTCCGGTGTTACTTACGGTCCTCACGCCAATATGCGCGGTGTCAACCAACAGCTTGTCGAAGCCTTGACGAAGGGCGGCTCGACTTACTTGCCAAAGGGTTACAGTATCCAAGTGAACGAGGGTTCCGCGACTTCCGGTCACGTCGCTCATTCCGCACACTATACGGGGAATGCACTCGACATTAGTATCATCGGACCAAATGGTCAGAGGTTACCTAACGAGGGGGCATTTGGTGGTGCCGGTAGCCAGCATTACAAGGAAGTCGCGCGCGGGATGTATGAGTACATCTACAAGACTTTCGGCAAGGAGAGGGCGCAGCAATTTGCTTGGGGTGGCGAGTTCGCCACTACGAGCGGCGCGGCTGACTGGATGCATATGGGGTTCCAACGGCGCGGTCTTCGCCACCAGCCCGGTTGGTCGGAATATCAGGGTTCCAGTACGACCATCAATAACTTCTATCAGGTGTCGGACGCCCAAGGTGTCTACCGGATTTTGAATAATCCCGACAGCCGTTGGGGTATGCGCCGCGCCAGGACGGCAGTGGGATGAGAACGACAAGAGATACTACTAGCAGTGACGCTGGGTTCTCCCTGGCTGACATCGGCTTGGGTAAAGGGGTGGATTATGTCGGCAACATCGCCGGTACCGCCACTCCACAGACCGGTGACAGTCCACAAGTGACCCCCGCCGGTCAGGTGACACCCGCAGCATCGAGTACCAGTACCAGCGGTATGAACCGGTCAGAGGGATCGGGTTCCGGTCATATCGATCCTCAGACGATGGGCGGTAACGACGCGCAGTGGTTACGTGTGCTCAGTTTGGTAGTGTACGGCAACACCAAGACCAGCGGCGCTTCCGCCGGGAGCACGCCCGGCGGTGTTCCCGCTCTCGATCCGAACCACCCGCCACCGACACGCCGCGTCATCCCGTTCCCGCGCCGTCCGCGACCGGGCTTGCGTGACGATCCGGCGGTAAGTTCAACAGGCTACGCCGCTCAGAACCCCGATTCGGCATCAGGCTCGGGCCAGAGTAATCTGCCGGGGATCGAACTGTCGGCTCTTCGGTGTGTGTTCAGTATCGCCAAAGCCACGATATCGACACCGGACATTATGCACGCCAGGATTTACAATTTGTCACCGCAGACGTTGGGGAAGGTTATCGAGTTCACCCGCGTGCGCGTCATGGCGGGTTACAGATATTCCAATTTCGGTCTTATCTTTGATGGCGAGGTAGTGGTGTACCGGAAGGGTAAGGAGAACCCGACCGACACTTATTTGGAGATACTCGCTGCGGACGGTGACCAGATGTACGCATCGGTCATCGTTGACTCGGTGAAAGCCGGGCAAAAAGAAAGTGACGAAATGCAGAAGATCGAGCAAGCGCGGAAACAGGTACAGCCTAATTACACCACAGCGTATCAAGCCCAAAACTTGTACACACGTACCATCATACGGGATCGGATGATTTATGGAACCTCGCGCTCGGCGGAACGCCGGTTTTCGCGTGACTACGAGTCGGATAACTTTGTCGATCTCGGCGGTCATGTGATGATGGAGAAGAGCGGTTACCGGCCCGGTACAATGGTTGTCCTGTCACCAAAGACGGGGTTGGTGGGCTTGCCGGAAGTGACGCCGCAAGGTATCCAGGCGAGGTGTCTGTTGAACCCGATGCTGCGGCTTGGTGGCATCGTGAAGATTGATACTGACGCTCTGTCGGGGGTCGCGTTCCTGCCGGGAACCCTGGCGTCTAGGGATGCCAATGGTAACATCACCGGTCCCGGTGCCCCGACCGGCGGTCTGATCCTCAACAACAATTTGCTGAACAACCAGTCGGTTGACATCGCCTACACTTCGCCGGTCGGAAGGTACAAGATTTGTTTGATGAATTACTCCGGTGACACTCGCGGGAACCAGTGGTACTGCGATCTCGTCTGTGTTGCGTTGAACGCCCAGAACGAGGTGATGCGCGGCAGCAACGGGAACTCTAACGCGTTTAAGCGTGCGTTCCTTGACGTGCAGAATGCACCAGAAGCGGAGTTACCTAAGTAATGGCTGCGGTACCGCCCACCATCGGACCCGGCTTCGGCCCAAACATCGGTTTGGGTCCGTTTGGCAGTATCCCGACACTCGCCTTTTTCCTACCGCATCGGCGCAGTATCGGCGGTATCATTGCCCAGGTGACAATTGACGAGCAACATTCTGATGACATTCAAATAACGGAGCATCCCGTAGAACAGGGTGCCCCGATTTCGGATCACGCATTTAAGCGCCCTTCGGTAGTGACAATCCGTGCAGGATGGACGCGCCAGTTTGCCTGGGACTTGAGTGCCGAAAGCGGTGTCTACGGTTTGTTACTTTCGTGGCAAGCGTCATTGTTACCGTTCGATATCGTTACCGGTAAACGCTCGTACACTAATATGCTGATCGAGCGGTTACAGGTAATGACCGACAATCATAACGAGTACACTTTAATGGCGACGATCACTTGCCGACAGGTGATCATTGTCAGTACCTCGACCGCTGATGTTCCGGGTATGTCAAATTCTAACGCCGATCAAAAGGATGGGTCACAGACCACACCGACCCAGGATGGCGGTACTAAATCATCTGCTAGTGTTGGTGATCCAGGTAGTGCAACAACATCCCAGGTATCGGGTACCGGTCAGCCATCATTGGAACAACCGACTCCTACACCGGGAGGAAGTTTTGATAGTACCGCCGCCGGTCCCTCCACGGCACTCGCCGGACAGGTGCAGAGTCAGTTAGCCGCGAACCAAGCTCAAGTACCGAACAGCCCAGCGGTGGCGTCACCCAACGCACCCTTCGACCCAAACAATTTTTACTGATGGTCCGATATGAGCACGATTTGGGAAGTTCCTATGTCACCGCGCGCCCAGGTGTTCCAAGTGGACATCGGCAGTGTTTATTACACGCTTAATCTGCGGTGGAACCGGGTCAACCAGACATGGATCATGGACATCCTCGATAACCTCGACACGCCTATGTGTATGGGTGTCCCGTTAGTTACCGGTGTCGATCTGCTTGGGCAGTTCCGCTATTTGGGGATCGGTGGCGGGGTACCGATGATCACTATGACGATTGCGGTCGGTCACTCGCCGGATGAGATACCAGTATACGATAACCTGGGTATCGACGCCCATCTATTCTACAAGACGGCGGTGTAGCCATGTCTGGCGGCATCCTTGATGACACCGAAAGGTACTGGAACTACGACGAGCAACGCCAGCAAGAGGAAGAGGCGTTACAGTCGCGTATCTGGACTGCGATGCCGGTGCGGATCGAGGCGCATCAAGCGGATATGAACACGGTTGAGGCGCAACCCGCTGTTCAGGTGAACGTTCAGGATGTCCAGACTGCTAAGTTGCAGTGGAAGAGCCTTCCAATCCTTGGTCACATGCCGCTTTGCTATTTGGGTGGTGGTGGGGTATCGATCACCACCCCGGTACAGAAGGATGACACCGGGTTAGCAATCTATTCCAGCCGTAACATTGATAATTGGTGGAAGGATGGTGGTGTTACAACTCAGTTCGATTCGCGGATGCATGATCTGAGTGACGGCTTTATCATCCCCGGATTTCGTAACCAACAGAATAAGTTACCGAAAGTCAGTACCACAAGCTGGCAGTTACGCACCGATGACGGTACGTCCTTTATGGACTTCAAGCCGAAGCCGAAGACGAGTACGGCGGTACAAGAGTTACTTGCCGTCGGGGGGAACCCGCTGCCGACACTGACAACGAGCATCGAGTCGGCGATCATGGTCAACTCGTTCGCCGGGAGTATCCTTCACGCTGCCGGGGTGCCGCTGCCGCAAATCCCTAATCTCCAGAGTGTCATCGGGAGCATTGTTCACGCCGCCGGGGTCAACATACCGTCACTTCCTACCTCGGTCGGGCAGATTGTCCACACCGCGCTCAACACCATAAGTCACGCGACGCAGCTTGGTGACATCATACACAGCGCGTTATCGGGCGATATCCAGCACACGGCGGCGTCACTTATCAAACTCGCCTCTGGTAGCTCGTCCCAGCGCGAAGCCGGGGAGAGAATGTTCCTGCCCCGCGCAGCCGGTGCCTCGATCACTCTCAACACACCGCTTGTGCAGATCAGTGCCGATCTCAAGGCGTTTGGCCGGATCGACGCTTCGGGTGGATTTTTTGTCAATGGTGTTCCGATTGGTGGCGGCGGTGGCGGCGGTGGCGGCGGTGGCGGTGGTGGCGGTGGCGGGATCACGTCAGTAACTTTGACCGGGGATGTCACCGGCAGCGGTACCGATACGGTCGCGACCACGGTTGTCGGTCTTCAGCATCGTGCGGTGTCATCCGCTGCACCGGGTGATGGTCAGGTACTCGGGTGGTCGAATCTCTACACCGCGTGGGTGCCGACTGACCCCGATACGGGTCCAGCCGGTCCTCCCGGCCCAGCCGGGCCGACAGGGGCGACCGGTGATCCCGGTCCAACCGGCTTACCCGGTCCTCCGGGGGATACGGGAGCAACCGGCCCAGCGGGTCCAACGGGGGCCACAGGCGCGACAGGGGCAGACTCAACCGTTCCCGGTCCTCCAGGCCCAACAGGCGCGACCGGGGCGACCGGCGTAGCCGGTCCTACAGGCCCAGCGGGACCGTCTGGAGCGACGGGAACGACCGGCCCAGCCGGACCTACGGGTGCCGCCGGTCCCACCGGCCCCGCTGGGCCGACAGGGGCTACAGGCGCGACCGGGCCGCAGGGTCCGAACTGGCAAGTCGGGCCAGGACTCGCGCTCAATACCGGCACCACGCCCAACACCATCGATACAGCGGTGCCCTACGCGCCGTTGGCGTCACCCGCGCTGACCGGTACCCCGACCGCGCCGACAGCCGCGACCGCGACCAACACCACGCAGATCGCCACCACCGGCTTCGTCAAGGCACAAAACTACGCGCCGTTGGCGTCACCGGCTTTCACGGGTACTCCCACCGCACCGACACCAGCCACGGCTGATAACTCGACCGCACTAGCCACCACCGCCTATGTGCGTAGTTACACCGGCTCGGGTGGCCCGTTCTTGCCATTGACCGGAGGTGCACTGACAGGGAACTTGACACTAAACAACGCTCAGGTACAGGTACAGGGTGCAACTGGGCAGTACAAGTTCGATGACACTGCGAACACATCATTAGGTATTCCCTATACGAATTGGATGTGGTGGGCCAATAACGGTGTCGCGCACCTTCACAATTTCGCGCTTGCCGGTCCCGCGATCAATATCACCGGCACCACCAACAATGTCACTATTCCACAAGCTCTGACAGTTGGAACCAATTTCCTTGCCGGGGGTACTACTCCTCTTGGCGGTACCGCCGCTTCGACACTCTTTGCGAGTTACGGCGGCTCGCTTGGTGGTACGGCGGGTAACGCTATCAAGCTGGTGTCACACGGTTTTGCATCCGGTAACTCAAGCTCGCTCGGTGTCTACGCCTATCGAGCGGCGGCGGGTACCGACTGGACAACCAGTGCCATCGGGCTGACGTTCGACGTTGACAATTCAACGATGGCCGGTAGTGCCGGTTTGTGGTTCACCAGTTTTGGTGCCCTCGCGCTCAACGGTCAGAACTTGTATTTCGCCGGGCTACCGGCTTCGAGTGCAACCACCAACCCCAGGATGGGTGCCAACAACACCAATATGTGGTTCCAGCTTGGTGGCTCGGGTAACCTGTTTCAGTTTCAGTCGGCGGGTGGTACCGCCGCTCCGGTTGTCGCGACCATCAGTAACACGGGGATCATTAGTACCGCTGGTCCCGTACCGACTGCAATCACCACCCAATCGAGCTTTGGTGCCACCCGCTGGACTATGGCGATTACCAGCGGGGACAACGGCTCGGCGGGCAACTTCGACTATCGCGGTTACGATGTCAACGCGTTGTCGATTGTCGGGGCTGGGACCACAGGTTCCAACCGATTGATCCATCTGTGGGACAATGTCACCACCAACAATATAAGCTGCGCCCAGGTCACTATGACCGGCTCGTACCTTTATCTCAACAATGGTACCGGCTTGGTCAACGGTGCCGGTGGTCCGTTTGTCTTCGCCGACACCAGCAATATGGTGTTCCATCTCGGCACAGGGAACGGCGCGTATTACTGGCAGACCACGTCCGGTACCAACATTGCGAATATGACCAACACCGGGGCGTTGACCATCAACGGGATGACCAACCAGGGTAATGAGACTGTTACTGGTACGGAGTATGTCGCAAAGCTTGGTGTTGGTGTTGGGAGTGGCACAGCCATCAGTGACTTTGTATGGATCGGTAGTAACTCGGTTCCTTATCCGACCACTCCTAACGGTTGTTACCTTGTCGGGCGTGGCGGTACCGCCGACTTCCGCTTGGCGCTGCAAGACGGTAACGGGCGGGTCAACTTCTACTGGAATGCCTACACCGATGGTACGCTGAAGAACCAAGTCGCCAACGAACCCTCGACCCGTTTGTATTTTGGTGTCAATGGGACAACAGGCGGCGTTGTTCAGGTACTCGGTGCACCGGCTTATGTGACAGCGGGTACTGCGATCACTTGGACGGTTGTCGCCGAGTTTGCCAGTGCCTCGGATGTCTGGCTCAGTCCGCGCGGTACTTCCGGTGACTTTTATATCAATGCCACCGGCAACATCAGCATCGGGCAGAATATCACCTTTGGTGGTCAGTACCTTTATCTGAATAATGGTACCGGCTTGGTGAATGGTGCCGGTGGTCCGTTTATCTATTGTGACCCAGGAAATATGGTGTTCCATCTGGGAACATCGAACAATAGTTTCATTTACCAGAACACATCCGGTGCGAATATCGGTTCAGTGTCAAATGTAGGGCTTTGGACACTCCCCAGCCTAACGGTCACCGGCACCTCGACCCATACAGGCACCACCACGGTGCCGACCGTCGCCACCGCCGACAATAGCACCAACGCTGCCAGTACCGCCTTTGTCAAGGCGCAGGGTTATCTGACCGGGACAACCGGTGTCTCGTCGTTCAACACGCGCACGGGCGCGGTTACGTTGTTACTTGCTGATGTTACTGGTGTTGGCGGCGCACCTCTGGCGTCACCGGCTTTTTCTGGGACACCGACCGCACCGACACCGGCTACCGCCGACAACAGTACCAACATCTCGACCACCGCCTATGTCCAGGCACAGGGTTACGCGACCACCGCATCGGTGGTGGCGGGTTACTTGCCATTGACAGGCGGTACCCTTTCCGGTGCCTTAACTATTAAGACCAACCCCGGCACCGTCGCCACCGTGATGCCGAATACCATGCTGTGGCTGAACCAGAACGATAATTCGGCGGTTCGGTTACAGTTTGATGGTTACGGTACCGCCGCCAATGGTACTCCGACAATATCCTTCCGGCTGGCGCGCGGTACTGGTGCCGCGCCCACAGCGATACAGCTGGGTGACATATTCGGCACGATAGAGGGTTACGGTTACCAGAGCGGTGGTGCCTACACCGGGCGGCGTGCGAGTATCCAGTACATCGCCGCCGAGAACTGGACCGCGACCAACCAGGGTGCCTATATCATTTTCAACACCAACGCCATCGGTGCGGCAGCGAATCCTGTCGGTCGCGTACAAATCAATACCGGCATGATGGTACTGACTTCCGCCGGGGTACTACCGACTTCCGGTGATATGGGTGCGGGTACCATCAACGTCGCCACCGGTTACTATGTCAACGGTACCTCGATCACCACCGCGTTACCGTATCTCCCGCTCGTTGGGGGCACTTTAACTGGACCGGGTAACTTAACGGTCAATGGTTATCTTGGTGTTGGTTCCGCACCGGCAGATGCAGGGCCGGGTAACACTTACACACCGGGCGGTTTGTACTCTTCAAGTAACGGCATTCTCTTTGCGATGAATGCCTATATCAACAATATATCTGCGTGGAAAGCGGCAAACACCAATGCGATGGTGGCACTGAATGCTGCCAATGGTGGGGTGCAGTTCTATTCGGCACCCGCGACCACGGTCGGTGGGACACCGTCATGGACGGGAACATTTGCCATTTCCGCCAACGGTAACATATCGACTTCCGGTTCCAATCTGTATCTTGGAGGTAGTAACAGTTCCGTCTACTTTGCCGGGGCAACGAGCAACGGCCCACTGATGTTTGCCGATGTCAATAACATGATTTGGAAGTTGGGGTCAGGTAACTCTACGTACCAGTGGCAAAGTTCTGGCGGTACGCAGTTGATGCTTTTGACCAACTCGGGCAATCTCGTCCTCGAAGGTAACTACCTCACTTTTATGAATGCAGCGACGGGTAACGTCAATGCGTCCGGTGGTCCGTTCCTCTACGGTGACGCGAACTGGATCATCGCCCATGTCGGCTCAGGTAACTCAGGTTTCCAAGTCCAGAATGCCAGTGGTGTGGGTTTCTTTAATGTTCAGCCGGGTACAACTGCGACGATGGTACTTGGTGCCATTGTCCTGGCACAAACCAGTGCGAATTATACGAGTCTCTATACCCCCGCTGCCAACGGTTTCATTGTTGGTGGCGGTACTACTGACACGTCAACCTATTACCGACAAACGACTCATCTGTTCCAAAATATTGCTGGCAGTACCTCTTTTGCGTGGATACTCGGCACCGATGTTAGCAATCCCGCCTATGCGGTCATTACCCCTTCGCGTATCCGAGTGGCAGCACCGAACACCTCCACTGACGATGCCGCATCCGGTTCCTTTGACTTCCGTGGCTTCGATTCCAATTCCCTGTCGATTGTCGGTGCGGGACTAACCAACAGTCGGCAAGTCCGTATCTGGGATAACCTATACACTCAGGGACTGATAAGTGCTGGTGGTAGTGTTACGGCTACTAACTTCGCAGCGACAGGTTCCAACGCCATCATCACGTTCCAAGACCGTACCTACAATAGTGTCTCTTGGGGTTGGTACGCGACCGGTGGGGCTGGGCCGAGTGGGGCAGGAACCGTTGCTCGGTTGTGGTATTCGCCCAGTGGTGACCGCGTTACGGTTGATGCCAGCGGAAATATGGTCACTGTGGGTAACGCCACTCACAACGCCGGGAATTTGTTCCTCAACACCACGGGTGCGCGTGTCTATGCTGACGCCAGTAATATGGGGTTCATTCTCCCCAGCGGGAACAGCAGTTTCTATTTCAGTAACAACGCCGGTACTGCCAATTATGCCCAGATCAGCAGTGCCGGGACTCTGTATCTAAATGCCGTGGCGGTAACTTCTGCCAATAGTTCCTATGTCTGGTTCTATGACGCACAAGGGAACCAAGCTCTGTTCCTGGGCGGGAACTCTGGGAGTAACACCAATCACTATCGTAACACCACGCATGTTATCGCCAATATCGGAGGCTCGACCAGCTTCGCGGTTTTTAACCAGTACGGATTGGGGCTTGGGGCAGGCGGCGCATTTACACCGAGTTCTGGTACTACTGCGCCGCTACAATTCGGTTCCGCCTACGCCAGTACCCCGCCCGTGGTGAACAAGATCGACTTGTTTCAAGCTCAAGGCACGTTTGGTATTGGCCTTTCTGCCGGTCAAGTCGATTACATATCGCAAAGTTACCACGCCTTCTGGTCCGCAACGACTAAAGTTGTCCTGGTCGGTTCTACGCAAGTGGCACCCGGCAGTAACAATTCCATAACATGCGGTACTGCGTCACTGGCGTGGTCAGCGATGTATACCTACAGTAGCCCCGCGCCGTCTGATCTGCGACTGAAGACCAACGTCAGAGAGTTACCCGATGGTTGTCTCGACTTAGTGTCAATAATCAACCCGATCCGCTTTGAGTGGTGCGAACCGTCACCGGGCGACGAAGGAGTGACACACTGGGGTTTCAGCGCCCAGAACGTCGAGAACGTGATGGATGACTGTGATCTCGATTTTGGTGGTCACAGGGTCACCGATGACGTTCACACGCTGGATTCGCGCGAGCTTACCGCTGTATTGTGGAAGGCAGTGCAGGAGCTAACTGCCAAGGTGGCGGCGTTAGAAGCCTTGCTTGTAGTATGAAAGGGAGGTAACAATGTCGGCGAGCAATGACGAGTGTGTCGCCGCTTTTATGCGGACACAGGTGTGTTTAGACCGCATCTACTCGCAGCTTTTGGCGTGGGCAGCGTACATCACCGCCGGGGCGTTGCCGCCAACCGACACTGCGCCGGATAAGGCTTGGGTCCAACAGCGCGTCCTGGCGGAACGGATGCCCGCATCGGCGAACGGCTATGTGCCGCAAGTTGGTCCGTATCTTTTGGAGATACCGAACATCACCCAGAACATCAGGAGTCACTTGAACCAGTGGAACGACGAGGCGACCGATACGTCACTGTCAAGCGATGTCAACGCCGCCTTTGCGACAGTGATGCCGACATTCGCCAGTGCCGTTATCACCGATCAGGATGTCGCGAACTGGTGTACCAAAAACGGTTACCCACTCCCGCCTGATCTTGTCGGTGTCAATACGGCATCGATGATGTTACCACCGCCGGGACCACCCAATATCCCGGCACCCCCGCCAGCAATACCCAGAGTTAACTAGAGGAGAGTGACCATGCAGACCCAACAGCAAGCCCCCGCACCCGTTCCGCCGACCCTGCCGATGAGTGTGCAGCTTGAGGCGCAGCAATGGAATGGCGTGCTCGCCGCGCTCTCCGATGCGCCCTACCGTATGGCCGCGCCGATCATCGACGCGATCACCCAGCAACTCGGCGAAGCCTCGCGCGCCCATCAGG